TGATCTATTACAGAACTTTGTTAATGAGTACGACCAAGACGACCTAGAAGATGTACTACATGAGATAACAGACTCATTAGTGGATGTCTACAACGCTGATCTTATTAAATGGGTTAGTGATGATATATCGAGAGGTTGCTTAACTATTGGCGATTTAGATTGTGTTGATGATCCATCATTAAATACTTTTGATTTAATCAGAAGATCACAATACAACGCTATTTATGCAATGGGTTATAAGATATTGAATCATCAATATCCATCTTTTGAAGAATTTCATGAGCAAAGAATCAGAGAAGACATCGAAAGAGAAGGAGACCTAGACAAACTCTATGAAGGCCTTTAGAAAATCCCTTAAAGCCTCTACGGAGGTTTTAAAGGGTTCTCTTAACAAGTGAACCTTAGTAGTTGTTTACAGCTACAAATACTGCCCAGTTACCAATTATTAATTATGTCTAATTCATTAAATGAAAGATACAGTATTAATCACGATTATTTAGCAAATAAATTATCAAAAGCGTATCAAGTCTTTTGTAGTAAATACAATTTAGATTATGTAAGTGCGGATGAAAATTATCCTATAGAGGGAAATAAAGAAGCTAACTTATGGCTTGAAAGGTTTCTTTTTATTTGGAATAAATTTGAATATACATACTGGAAAAAAAACAAAATGAAATCAAATTTAATTTTTGCTAGACCTCATATAAATAATGGGGGAAGGTGGTATGACTAACAATCATCACGAGGAGAGTCTTAAAGCCGCTAAACGTGCAGAGATTGAAAGGCTATGGTTTGCAGAGGAAGCCACTAACAAGGAGCTACTGGAAGCTTATAAGTCTTTAGATGTTAAAGAGCCTAATTAACTTTAGGCTTCTTTCTTTTTTTATTTTTTTAGATGTTAGTTGCTTATTATCCGTAGCGAAACTTTAAATGAACCTATTAAGAATTTTTTTGATATGAATTTTTAACAGGCTCTTTTGAGTCTATTGTCCCAGATTTTTATTTAATTATGAAAGTAAAAAACTTTTCTAATATCCCTATCGAATTTCTTATTGGAAGTTGTATAACTTTATCTGATGAGGATGAGGGTAGGGTCATTAAACAGGTTTGTGTAGACCTGGAAAGGCATAGCGTTATTCTTTATGACCAAGAAGGCAATGGCTACTATTGGGAGTCCTTACAGCATGCAGAGATCCAGTTCCAGGGAGGTAAATAGATGAGTGATTATCCGTACAGTCTTAATGCCATTGCTAGTCATCTAAGGGATCTATCAAAGGAGTTATCTAAGTTGTTAGATATCAGCCATGATGACGCATGGGAAATGTGCATACAAAAACTGGATGATAAGTTTTTAACATTGGATAAGGAGAGTAATGATTCAATGTCCTAACTGCGGTAGTGTTGAAACTATTTCACCACAGGTAAGGCAGAGACCTAATGCAAACTATGTGTGGAGGTCAAGGACTTGTAAATCTTGTGGTAAGTTTTTCAGCACAAGAGAATACAGCCTGGAGGAAC